GCCTGAATTACCCTTGGTGAACCCGGCTTTGGAAGAACCTAACCCCCGGGGGGGGTGGGGGCCACCATGGCCGCCGGGCCCGGTCAGGCGGCCTCCCAGGGCCGGGCCAGGCGGACGAGGAACGCGGCCAGCGACTCCCCGGCGGCCTTCTCCAGCTCGGCCACGGTCACGCCATCACGCTGCACCTCCAGGATGTCGTCAGACCACAGCGCGCAGCGGTAGCCGGCGGGGACCGGAGCGGCAGTAGGTGCGACCACCACGGCGGGCGCGGGATCGGCGGAGCGCTGGTCGAGGGTGGCGCCGGATGCGAGGGCGTCTTTCTTGGCTGCGGGTGATGCTGGCGGCGCTGATGGCTGGACCGGCCCGAGGCTCCAGTAGTCGCCGTCGCGCTTGATGAGACCGGTGCGCAGTGCGGTTCTCAGGTAGGCCGCTGGGTGGTCGCCGGGGCGCAGTCCGATGTCGATACGCAGTTGGCCGGTTGCGAGCGTGCCGTGCCGGGTTAGGCAGGCGATCGCGCGGTCGACCTTGGTTCCCGCGGGTGCGGGAACGTTGTTCGTAGCCGGCGCTGCTGACGCAGCAGCTGGTGCTGGCGTCGGTGCTGGCGTCGGCGCTGCTGTCGGTCCAGGTCCGGGCGTTGCTTTTGGCACGAAGGTGGGCACGGCTGGGAACGTGGCGCGGCTGGTGGTGGCCATGATGGCGCGGCCCAGCTCGCCTGCCTTGAACTGCTCGCTCAGCTCGTAGGCCATCGCGGGGCGACCGTTCGGGGCGATGACTTCGTGTTCGATCACGTTGCCGGCCACCAGGTGCGGGCGCAGCTGGCGGTCTACTTCGTCAAGCGCGACGTCGAGGCGGTCGGCCAGCTGGGAGGTGCGTTGCATCGGGTGGTGAGCGATCACTTTGAGGATGAGCTGGGTCATGGTGTTTTCCGGTGGGATGGATTAGCGGCGCAAGTTGGCGGCGGCAATCGCCTTGTCCAGCTCGTCGTGGAAGTGGCCGTAGAAACGCTGATCGACCGTCGCCTGACCAACCTCGAAAAACTTCAGGCGTGGTTTGTACTGGACGGCCGGGACGAAGATGAAGACCGGGCGCACCGCGGTCCCGTGCGCAAAGCGGCGCTTCAGGTAGATGCCCGGCTTCAGGCCGCGGCGGGTGGTGGGCAGGGCGAAGTAGGTGACGCCCTGGCGCGCGATCGCGCGGTTCGACCGGGCGCTGCCGGTGGCGCGTGACTCGAAGCCGGCACCGCGCTGGAGCTTGAGCTGCGACAGGATCTGGGTGATCTGGCTGCGCTTGACGTTGCCGTTGGCGTCGAGCTGGGCGCCCACGGCCGGGACCGCGCGCCAGCCCGCCTGCATCAGGCCGGCGCGCTCGAGCATGCGCTCCATGCCCTTCTGCCCACGCGCGCCGCCGTAGATCTGCGGCAGCAGGAAGCGGTCAGCCGGCGTGCCATTGCCGAACGGGTTGTCCTTGACCCAGACGCGCGCCTCGAGGTCGGTCTTGGTGGCCGGCTTCAGGAAGGTCCCGTTCAGTGCATAGCTGGTCGGCCGGTCGAACGCGCGCTGCATCTCGGTCCTGATCGCGGCCTGCGCATCCTTCATCGTGCGGGTCAGCGAGACGGCGGCCACGAACGGCGCCTGCCTGCCCAACTCGCCCAGGCGGCGCGCCACGTCGGGGAAATTGTTCTTTACGCTGATCCGCATCGCGACCTCTGTCGTTATTGCCGGGCATTCCGGCTTGTTTTCCAACCCTGCAACGCGCTAACCCGCATGGACACTGCTTCTTGGCAGGGTAGGCAGGCATGCAGGGTGCTTTCTGATACCTTGCGAAAAAAAATCAACACCAATCCGAACTCAACAATTCGCGCCTATGTGCGCCGCACCCGGCAAACCCGGCCTACCCTGCTGCAACCCGCTGGCGGTGCGGGTTGGCGCGTTGCAGGGTTGGCCGTCAACCCTGCTCAACCCTGCAACGCCCCGTCCGCACGGATGTCGGCCAGCTCGCGGAAGCGCGCGATCTTCTGCTCCAGCGTTTCGTCCGGGTCGTCGGCGGGGTTGTCGATGACGAACACCATGCGCGTGGTCTTGCCCTTCTTGCCGACCGCGACGTTGCGCTTGGTCTTGTGCTCGCGGCTGGCGATCAGGCCGGCGAACTTGCACAGGGTCAGCGGCTTCTCGCCGCTCCGGTCGCACCAGCGCTTGTACATGATGAACAGGTCCTCCGACAGGCAGGAGCAGTACGGGGCATCCAGGTAGCCGTCCTTCCAGGCGCGGTGAAAGCTCATCCAGCTGTTCAGGCCGAACTCGATCACGCGTTCCTTGGCCAGGGTCATCGGCGGCTTGGTGTGCTCGTTGAAGCCGTCCAGCGGCAGGGCCAGCAGGAAGTGGTAGAAGGCCTCGCAGCCGCCGCCGGCGATCGCGGCCGGTACCGCGTCGTAGAATTCGGCGGCCTGCTTGCGGCGCGCCTCGATCACCATCATGCGGCGGTCCTCGAGCTCGATCGGGATCGGCTGCGGCTCGTTCGACAGGAAGGCGCTGTTCATGTGGTTGCGCTCGTCGCGCTCCGGCAGGTTCTTCTGGTTGATGCTCATCGACTTGCCGGTGATCATGTACTTGAGCGTGCCGTTGTGGCTGTAGCGGTCGTCGCGCGAGAGCACCTCCTCGAACAGCATGAACAGCTTGCGGCTGCGCCAGGCGGTGAAGGTCGAGTCCAGCTGGTGCTGGCTGGCCACGCCGCCGTAGTCGCCGTAGATCGGCAGCATCACGTCCTGGAAGAACAGCGACTTGCCGGTGCCCTGCTTCTCGCCGAACATCAGCAGCGCGGTCTGCATCTTGGCGCCAGGGTGCTGCAGCGGGTAGGCCAGCCAGCGCAGGATCCACTCGACGCACTCGTCGGCCTTGTCCTCGGCTTCGCACAGCGAGGCCAGGAGCGCGAGGATCGGCGCCACCAGTTCCGGCTTGGCCTTCGGCGTCAAGGGCCAGCCGCCGAAGATATTGACGTGGGTGACCGGGTCGGCCTGCTGGGTCGGGTCGAACACCAGGTGCTTGGCCTCGATGGTCTTGCGCAGCGCATGCTCCTGCCACTTCGAGGTCAGCTCGGCCGTGTAGTCGGCGCGCACCGCGCCCAGCGTCATCACCTGCTGGCCGATCGCATCCCACACGGTTTCGGTGCCGCGCAGCAGGGTCAGGTTGTCGAGCATTTCGCCCAGCTTGCCGCCCCCCGCGCCCCCTTCGACGGCCCGCCCGCCGACCAGGGTCGGCAGCGACTCGCGCAGGATGGTGCGCCGCTTCGGGTCCTTCTCCCATTGGGTCGCCAGTTCCTTGCCGACCCAGGCGGTGAATGCGCTCTTCTTCAGGCGCTGCTTGCGCAGGCTGTCCCAGACGTCGGTGGTCGGGTAGATCAGGCAGAAGTGCGACAGCAGCACCTCTGGCGTGGGCACCGCCATCGTGCCCGGCTCGCGTGCGGCGGAAGGTACGGAAGGCACACCGGCGGGCGGCGCGGCGTCGACGTAGTCGGGCACCGGACCGACATCGTCCGCAGGCGCCGCCTCCGGGTCGAGGGCGCGGGAGCGGGCCGCGTCGACCTGGGCCCGCACCACCTCGAGCGATTCTGCCAGGTACAGGTCGTTGAAGTCGGAATCCTTACTATCCGGGGCGCGCTCAGCAAACTGCGGCCACACCACCGAGGCGTTGCCGACCTCGCGCGCCGCTGCCCGTGCGCAGCTGATGCCGGCATTCTTGAAGCTGCGGGTCTTGACGCTGCGGCCGGCGCGGATGTCGGCTTCGATGTACTGGGTGCCGCTGTTGGTGCGCCAGCGCGCGCGCACCGTGACGATATCGCCGCCCGCCGCCTCGAGCCGGTGGTCGGCGTCGTCGACGAGCGGCTCCCAGTGCACCTCGTAGTCCTCGAGCAGGGCTTCGCGCAGGCGCGCCACGATGCGCATGTCGTCGTCGGCCAGGAACAGCAGGTGCGCGCGCGGGAAGTCGGCGCGCAGCTGGCGTGCCACCGGCGCCAGGTTGCCGGCATTGAAGGCGACCATTACCGGCAGCTCGAAGGTGGTGGCCATGCGCACCGTCTCGCCGGTGGCATAGCCTTCGGCCAACGCGATCACTGGCGTGTCGGCGCCGATCTGGCCGAGCAGGCAGCAGGCGCCGATCATGTCCATGCCGGAGCTGAAGCGCTTTTTGCCGTCGACGCCGATCTTCTGCAGCCCGGCCAGCACGGCGCCGTCGCGGCTGTACTTGCGCGCCGGGATCAGCAGCAGGCCCTTGGCGTCGATGCGGGCAAACTCGCAGCCGATACGCTTGCGCTCCAGGTAGCCGTGCTGCTCGATGTCGGCCGCATTGTCAGCGGCGGCCCAGGCGGCGCGGGCCCGGTTCGCAGCCAGCTCGGCGTCGCGCCGTTTCTGTTCGGCCTCGGCGCGCTGGTAGTCGAGCTGCTTGCGCTCGGCCGCGGCGCGGTCGGCGGCGCTGACGCCTTCCCAGTCGATGCTGACCGGGATCGCGTTGTTGTCGGTGCCCTGCCAGATGCCGAAGCTGCCGGTGACCACCTTGCGCCCGTCACTCAGGTCGAGCTCGCGCAGCACGTACCAGGCCTTCTTCTTCGGCCCGAAGCGGTAGATCTTGCCGTCGAGCAGAGGATGGCCGGGCGGCAGCAGCGGCAGGCCGTGGCCCTGCATCTGGTCGAGGACCTGGCTCAGGTTCGCCATCAGGCCCGGCCCGCCAGCGCCGCGAGTTCGCGCTCGTAATGGGCGCGGATGCGCAGCTTCTCTTGCGCCGTGCGCTTGGCGAGCGGGGGCGCGCACGATTGATCTTGCTCAGGCGTATTGAGTGGACTCGGTGCTAGAATTTTTGCTGTCGTGGGGAGGTGTGCACCTTCGTTTTGCCCGGTCTCAAAAAAAGCACGCTGGATGGCGCTGGCGGCTGCGCTGGCGGCGAGCGCCCTTGGTGCCCGGCTCATCGCTGGGCCATCCCGGCCATGCGGCTGACGACACTCTCGAGCGCCCCCTCGGCGCGCTTGACGGCCGAGCGGATGCGGTCCAGTTCCTGCGGCGTGATGCGGCCATCGGCCAGCGCCTGGTTGAGCTCGGCGCCGACGTCGCCGTTGGTGGTCCAGACCCGGGTCACCATTTCCAGCACCGCCATGTCGGGCACCGTGGCGTCGGGGTCGATCTTGACGCACACGTGGCCATGGTTCTCGGCCAGCGCGTGCAGCACGCTGTGGTCGCCCGTGATCCCCATCGCCTGGTCGACATCGTCGAGCGTGGGCCGGTTATAGGTGTGGTTCGGATTGGCCTTGTTGCGCAGCACCGCGGCCGACATCCCCATCCGGACCGCCAGGGCATCCACCCCGCCCGGGGCGCCGTGCACGGTTTTATGAAACGCGTCTTTAGGGTTCATTCGCCAGCTCGCAAAAAGAATGTATTCAAGATCAATGGAAAGACGGAAACTTTGCAAAACAACGACAGGGGCACGACATGCACGCACACGATCCAGCTTTGTTATGCCCGCTCAGCCCGCGCTGGACCGATCCGAGGCATCCTGCCCGATCCCGGCCGCGGCCTGACCCCAGATATCAGGCCGCAGCTCGCACAAGGTCAGCCGGGCGTCGGCCGAATGCAACGCGCGGCATAGCTTGGGCGAGGCGCGCCGGTGTCCGCCACCGATGAGGTAGAGGTAGCCGACCGAGGTTCCGGCCGTCTCCGCGAGCGCCTGGCGCTCCTCGGGGGCGGCCTGTTTCAGGTAAGTTGCCATGTCCATGCGCTGACTTTACCAAAAAGATAAACCCAGCGCAAGCAAAGCTTACCTTTTTGATTCTTTATCTTTTTGCTAAAAACAGAGATCATCCCGCCAATGAAGCGAGAAGACTTACGACGAGAGAATGCGCGCGCCCTGGCGCAGAGCGCTGGTGGCCCGGCCGAGTTCGGCCGGAAGACCGGCATGGACAATTCGCAGGTGAGTCAGCTGATCGGGAAGACGCCGAAGAAGAATATCGGCAACATCATCGCGCGCCGGATCGAAGAGGCGTTCGCGCTGCCGGCCGGCGCACTCGACCTGCCGGTCGAGGAGGAAGCCAGGCCGAGCGTGGAGCCGGCCAGCCCGGCGCGCGAAGCGGAGTTCCAGCTGCACTGGCTGAACCGGCAGGAGGCCGAGCACCTGGCCGAGTTCCGGGCACTGACCGAGCGCAGCAAGAAGACCTTAAGGCTGATGCTGAGAAACCTTGAGCGGCAAGAGCGCCCGCTCGGCGCTGTGGACCAGTCGTAACCCGGGGCGCCGCACGAAGTCCTGTTCCGCCGCGAGGTCGTGCATGATGGCAGTCATTTCTAGTTGCGACTGATCGTCCAATTTCCGGAAATCTTCGAGCAGCTGGCGTTCGTTGTCTTTCATAGGTGCCTAATAACCGTGAGGTCAGTACAATATAGCCCGTAGGAAACGTCCTACGAATTCCAGAACAGACCGGTGTTTCGCTCCTATATCTAGAACGAAAAGTAACAAAACTATCAAAGAGTGCTTTCAGTTTGAAGGCAAAGTTTCCGCTAATATAGGCCTACGTGAAAAAATCGGGCGATGAGGATACCGCCCGCGCAAGAAACCAAGCAGCGCAACTATGTGAAAACGGCCGTCCGGCTGCCCGAGGCGCTGCGCGACGAACTGCAGGACGCCGCGCTCAGGAACGGCCGCTCGATGAACGCCGAAATACTGGCGCGCCTGCACATGGCCCAGCTCGAGGAAATCAAGCAGCAGAACGTGGAAATCAAGGCGATGCTGCGCGCCGTGCTCGACAAGTTGTAGTCGGCCCGGCGCCAGTTGCCCACACCAGGGAGATCAGGATGGCGTTAATGCAATGCCCGAGTTGCGAACATGGCGTGTCGAAGCTGGCGCGCACCTGCCCGCAGTGCGGCCACCCGTTTGCCGTTGAACAGGCCCCGCGCACGATCGAGCAGACCTCGAAGCGATTCAAGGGCGGCCAGCTGCTCGGCCTGGCCCTGATCGGACTCGGCTTCCTGGTGCTGTTCGCGGGCCGCTCCAGCAACGGCGGTGCCGGCGCGGTCGACCGCGGCGCGCCGCTGCTCGGCCTGGGGGTGCTGGTGTACCTGGCGGCGCGCCTGGGCGCCTGGTGGCGCAACGGCTAGCCCGGCGCCCGCCCTCCCCCCCCCAAAAAAACCCGCCGCGCGCGGGTTTTCTTTTGCCTGCACGGTCTCTGATGGCCCGCTTCCCATGGCCCGCCGCGCCCTGGCGCCGCCCCGCGCGACGTGAATTAATCTTTTTGGTAAATAAAGCTTGACCTGAAATTTATCTTTTTGGTAAAGTGCCTTACGCCCGCAGGAAACGCGGCAGGAGAGCACATGAAGCCATATCTGATTACCGTTCGCACCGCCAGCGCCTGCATCACGTACACGGCCCTGGCCAGTTCCAGCGCCCAGGCCGCGCTCGACGCGGTTGACACGTGTGCCCCCGCGCCGTGCGGGATCACCGTTCACCCCACGGCTTGAGGCGACCATGCTCATACCAACTGTGTGCCGGGAATGGAACGGGATCTACATCGGGGGCCAGCAGACCGGCCTGCGCGTGCATCCCCGCGCCGAAGGGACGATCCACGTGGACGTGATCGCCAGCGCGGAATTAACGGGGTTTGCCCGGGACTGCAGGGTGTCGGGTGACGAACGCCTGGAGTTCGCCCCGGGCGATATCAGCGTGCACGACACGCGCCTGGAGTGCTTTTCGGCCGACAGCCTGGTGCCATTCCTGCGCAAGGGCTTCAGCCTGGACCTCGAGCCAGGGATGGCGCAAGTGTTGCGCAGCTGGCTGCCGAAGATCTTCCGGGTGGCCGCAGCGGCGAAGGCGGTCGCTGACATTTTCAGCGAACAGCTGCCGCCGCCGATTTATCACATGTTCGATGCGATCACCGCAGTCGTCGATCGCATCGTTACCGGCGGTTTCACCGTCGACCACTCGGTCGCATATGAACGCAGCGATGGCGTGTGGCGCGAGAACCACGCGTTCATGCGCCTGTTCGACAACGAGCGGGTACGGCGGGAGCTGGACGCACTGGTCCAGCCGGCGCCGGAGCTGGCGAGGTAGGCCATGCCGCGCATCCAGCCAGACCGCGCCGCGCTCGAAGTCGCCCACCTGCGGCTGCGCACGGCGGCGCCGCTGGAGGAGATGCTGAAAGACCCCAGCCTCAGGATCGTTCTCGAGGCGGTCGCCCGCCGGCACATGCAGCGCCGCGCGCAGGTGGATGTGAAGAAGCTGCAAGCCAATGACCGGGACTGACCCGCAGTACGGCCCATAACCATAGAGCAAGGACCGCACCATGAACACCACCACCCGGCCCGAACAGGCCTCGCTTGAGGACGTCGCCGCGGGCGAACAAGGCGGCCCGCACCTGGCCGCGCGCATCAGCGCCGTCGCCGTCAAGCTCGTCTATCCGTTCATCGCCAAGGATGATGTCCGCTACTACCTGAACGGTATCAACCTGCGCCCCCTCGACGACGGCACCACGATGGTGGTGGCCACCGACGGCCACCGCTACATCGTGGTGCGCGACCCCTCCGGATTTACGGAAAAGGAACTGATCGTCACGATCAGCAAGGACGCGCTGAAGCATGCCGCCAGCGCCAAGCACACGCTCGACGTCATGTCGGATGGCAGCGCCATGATCTCGGACGCCGGTGCGCGACCGCTGTTCATCCAGCCCGGCAACGCATTGATCGACGCAACGTTCCCGCGCATCGAGCGCATCGCCAGCGTGGCCAATTACAAGGAAGGCATCGGCGGCGCGGTCAACCCGCGCTACCTGGCCGATGCGCTGGCGATCGGCAAGACCTTCGGCGAGTCGATCCGCTTCTTCACGCGCGACGCCGACAGCCCGCTGCTGTTCATGCTGGGCGGACTGGGCGACCTGGAATGCTTCGGCGGGATCATGAAGCTGCGCGATGTGCTGGATGCGCTGCCGGCGTGGTTTCCGGCGCCGGGCGAGGTCAACAGCCTGGCCGACGTATGAGGCGCGACGACTTCACCCTGCAGCTGGACCTCGGGCACGAGATCCTGGCCGACAACTTCGCCGGCGGCGGCGGGGCCAGCGAGGCGATCCGCCAGGCGTTCGGGCGCGAGCCAGACATCGCGATCAACCACGATGGCGAGGCGCTGTGCATGCATAACGCCAACCACCCGACCACGCGCCACTACCGCGAGGACGTTTTCCTGATCAATCCGACTATCGTCACCGGCAACCGCCCGGTCGGCGCGGTCTGGTTCTCGCCGACCTGCACCCACTTCTCCAAGGCCAAGGGCTTCAACATCCTGAACCAGACCACGCGCGGCCTGGCCTGGGTGGTCCTCAAGTGGGGCGTGCAGCTGGCGCCGCGCCTGATGTTCCTCGAGAACGTCGAGGAATTCACCGGCTGGGGGCCGCTCGACGAGCATGGCCGGCCGATCAAGGCGCACAAGGGCCGCACCTTCCAGGCGTTTGTGCTGGCACTGACCACCGGATTGCCGAAGGACCACCCGGACCTGGCTGAGATCCGGGAGACGCTGGGTGCGGGCTTCCCGCTCGAGCGGATCCACGCGGGCCTGGGCTACCAGGTCGAGTGGAAGGTGCTGCGCGCCTGCGACTATGGCGCGCCGACGATCCGGCGCCGCCTGTTCATGGTGATGCGTCGCGACGGGCATCCAATCGGCTGGCCGGCGCCGACCCATGGCGACCCGACTTCGCCCGAGGTGAAGTCGGGCAAGCTGCTGCCGTTCGTGACGGCGGCCGACTGCATTGACTGGTCGATTCCGACCCGTTCGATCTTCGAGCGCAAGAAGCCGCTGGCAGCGGCCACCCTGCGCCGGGTCGGGCGCGGCTTCGAGCGCTATGTGAAGGATGCGGCGCAGCCGTATATCGTCACCAATACTACCGGCCATCCCGGTGCGCCAGTCGACCAGCCGGTGCGAACCGTAACGACCGGTGGACACCACGCGCTCGTCGTGCCGCACGTTACCAAGTTCAACACGGGAAGCGTCGGGCATGCGGTCGATGAGCCCCTCGCCACGATCACCTCGGGCGCCGGCGCTGCCCGCCCAGCGGGCGCCGCACACGGCCTTGGCCTGGTGACCGCCTCGCTGGTCCAGTACTACAAGAGCGGCAGCCAGAACGTGCCGGTCGACCGGCCGATGCCGACGCTGGTGACCAAGGACCGGGTGGGCGTCACCTGCGCCTACCTGGCCAAGCATTACGGCGGCAACGAGTCACCCGGCTGGCCACTCGACACGCCAATCAGCACCGTCACCACGCAGGACCATCACGGACTGGTCACGGCGCACCTGGTGGGCATCGACAACCAGAGCAGCGGCGCCGGCATCGCGTGGGACGTGGCCCGCCCGCTCAACACGATCACGACCGAGAACCGCTGTGCGGTCGTCACCAGCAACCTGGTGAAACTGCGCGGGACCAGCACGGCGGCCGCGACAGACGAGCCGATGGGCACCGTCAGCGCCGGCGGCCAGCACCATGCCGAAGTGCGCACGACGCTGGCGCGCGCCGGCCACTCCGAGCAGCGCCGCGCCCAGGTCCGCGCGTTCCTGCGCGAGTTCTGTCCGAGCCTGAAGGATGCCGAGCGGCCCGAGCTGGTGACGATCAACGGCGAACTGTTCGAGGTGGTCGACATCGGGCTGCGCATGCTGGTCGCGCGCGAGCTGGCCAATGCCCAGGGCTTCCCGCGCGACTACATCCTCGACCCGTTCTACACGGCGGTGGACAAGCGCGGGCGCACGGTGACCAAGCGCCTGTCGGGCAGCGCCCAGGTGCGGATGATCGGCAACAGCGTCTCGCCGCCGCCGGCGATCGCGCTGATCCGGGAAAACAACGCCCACGAACGCCTGATGGCGCGGGCCGCATGAAGCACGACTACCAGCAACCACGACGGGAGGCGCAGCCGTGAACGAGAGAAGCGCAGACGTACTGGACACTGCGGCCGAGCTGCAGGAGCAGATGAACGCCGACGCGCGTGCTGCGGTCGCGGCGGCTGACAGGCCGCAGACGCACCCCGACTTCAACGGCAGCGACTGCGTCGAGTGCGGCGAAGCGCTGCCGGGTGTGCGGCTGGCGTACCAGCGGATCCGCTGCATGCCTTGCCAGGCCGAGGTCGAGCGGCTGGCGAAAAGGAGATTGTGATGTGGCATATGACAGGCTTCGGTTTTTGCGCGGCGAGCGCGGTGGTGCAGCTTGGGCACATGTTCTGGTGCCTGCGCAAGCGCCAGTTCGGCAAAGCCGACCAACACGAGGTGCTGGCCCACCTGTGGGCCATCGCGGCGATCATCATCGGGAGCCTGCAATGAACCGCCCCGATGCCGGCCGCAGCGTGGGCCAGCTCCCTTTGTTCGCCGCCGCACCGGCGCCAGTGCGTCATTCCGGCATGCCGCCATGCGTCGAAAGAGCGTGGGAGCGCGCCTACTCGGACCAGGTGACCGCCGAGGTTCTCGCCGTGGCCGCGGCCCGGCCCGAGGAATGGCTGGGCTGGAACGACTTCCGCAGTCTCATCCGCCAGCACGACATCGGTTGCTGCTTCGGGCATGCCATCGGTGCGATCGCGCGGCGCGGCCTGCTGCAGGAGCGCAAGGTCTGCCTCGGCAAGGGCATCGGTGCCGCGCAGCCAGGCTCGGGAAACTACCAGGGTTACACCTGCCAGTGGAAGGCCTGCGCATGACCAATTCCACACCACCCGCAGCTGCCGCAGCAGGCTGCCGCTTGACCCGCCTCACCATCCAATAACCATACCGGGAGATCCACCATGAAAGCCTTGTTCCGAAAACTGTGCGTGCAGCTCGCCTTTGCCTGGAGCGTGCTGAAACGCCCCAGCCCGCAGCCGGTCACCTTCATCAACATCCGGCAGCTGCTGCTGCACCTGTGCGACTACGACGAGGTCACCTGCCAGTGGGTGATGCGCTGGCTGGCCTACCCGCTACGCAACCCGGGCGCGAAGATGGCGATGGGGATCGTGGTCAATGGCGAGCAAGGCACCGGCAAGAGCCTGTTCTTCAGCCGGGTGGCGGCGCACCTGTATCCCACCGGCGCCGGGCGCGTCATGCACTGCAGCCAGCTGCACAGCGTGTTCAACCAGTGGGTCGAGCACACCCGCCTGGCGGTGGTCGAGGGCGCGTTCTCGAAGAAGAACGCGGCGCGCCTGAAGGAGCTGATCGGGTCGGTGTCGACGCAGGTCGAGGGCAAGAACGTCAAGAGCCAGACGCGCAAGAACCGCAGCAATTTCGTGTTCCTCTCCGGCTCGACCGAGTTTCTGCCGGTGCTTGAAGCCGACCGCCGGCTGTGCGTGCTCGAGGCCCCGCCGCCGCAGCTGCGCATGTTCTACCAGTCGGTCGACCACGAGATCAGGAATGGCGGCGTGGAGGCGTTCCGCGACTACCTGCTGCACGGGCTCGACATGGCCGGCTTCGACGAGACCACCCGCCCGCCGGCCAGCGCGGCCCACCGTGCGCTGCGCGACGTGGCGTAGTGGGCAGGGAGAGCAAGCACCTGATGGCGCTGCGCCGCCTGGTCGCCGATGACGGCCACGCGGCGGGGTTCCAGTCGCTGGGCCAGTACCGCAGCGCTTTGCTGGCGCGCCTAGACCAGCTCACCGAAGTGGCAGGGCCGTCCACAGGAGCAGGCGATGACACAGGTAACCCACCCGAGCGCCCAGCAAGTGCGCGAGTACCTGGCCAAGCGGATCAAGGAACGCACGCCGCCGCCGGCACCGGACGAGATCCGGCGCCAGCTGGGGTGGGAACTGATCGAGGCTGAACGCGCGAGCGGGCAGCAACCAATGAAATGAGGATAAACATGGATCACACGACGAGCTTTCCGGGAGGGCTGCATGAGTACACATGACGACACCAGCCCGGTCAAGCTGCATGGCCTGATGCGCCGACTGCTCGAGGACCACCAGCGGATCATGCCGCACCACGCGCACCTGTGCCCACTGTGCCAAGACGCCGAGCGCACGCTCGACCTGCTGGCCGAGGAAGTGCCGGACGGCGCCCTGTTCGAGCCAGACGACCTCTTTGTAGCACCTCGTAGTTCCCATTAACGATAACCAGGAAAACCCATGAATATGACCCAAGAGACCATTCCGACCGTGCCCGGCACGCCCTTCGCTGGCGGCTTCTACGCCGGCCGGATCCTGATCGCCGGAGTGATGCATGCGCTGATCGTCGCAGCGAAGGCCGAGGGCGAGCGCGAAGGCGCCTGGCTCGGTTCCGAGCAGCGCGCTGCGGGCGCCGACAGCTACTGCGACGGCATGCAGAACACCGCCGCCATGGCCGATGCGGGCAGCGAGCTGGCGCAGTGGGCGCGCGGCCTGCGGATCGGCGGCTTCAGCGACTGGTTCATCCCGAGCCAGGACGAACTCGAGATCCTGTACCGCAACCTGAAACCGACCGCCCGGAACAACTACCTCTACGGCCGCAGCGGCGTGAACGCCTCGGCAGTGCCGCCTACCCTCGCCTACAGCGCTGGCGTACCGTTGCAGACCGCAGCGCCTGGCTTCGCCGACGATGGCGAGCAGGCCTTCGCCAATGAATGGTACTGGTCGAGCACGCAGCACGCTGCCAGCGACGACTATGCCTGGACTCAGGACTTCGACTCCGGCTACCAGACCCGCGACGGCAAGTCGGCCAGCCTCCGCGCTCGCGCGGTCCGCAGATTCGCAATTTAACCCTTTATCCATTTCTGAGAGAAGAGACGCCATGAAAAAAACACAAAACATGGAGCAGGCCGGCGGTCGTGCAGCCGGCACCCCGAACAGCAAGGGGCAGTGGATCGCGGAGAACCTCACGCCGGGCGAAGTGTACGCCGGCCTGATCCTCGGTGTGGACGGCCAGCCGGACCACCACCTGGTGCTGCTGCCGGGTGAAGCCGAACACGTGACGTGGGCAGCTGCCAGGGAATTTGCAGCGAAGGCCGGCGGCGACCTGCCGACGCGGCGCGAGCAGGCGCTGTTGTACGCGAACCTGAAGCACGAGTTCAAACCGAACTGGTACTGGTCGGGCGAGCAGCACGCTGCCAACGACGACTATGCCTGGGTTCAGCACTTCGACTACGGCGACCAGAACAACTACTACAAGTCGGCCAGCCTCCGCGCTCGCGCGGTCCGCAGATTAGTTATTCAGTAATTTAGCCCTTTTTCATCAGCATGGCACTCCATACCCAACTGCCGATTTACAAGGCCGCCTACGACCTCCTCGACATCGTTACGGACCTCGCCAAGAACATGCCTCGGGACTTCAAGGCATCGATCGGCGGGAAGCTCCGTGACGAGGTGGTCGCAGTCACGATCTTGATCTTCCGCGCCAACACGGCGCGGGAGAAGGCGCCGCACCTGCAAGGGCTCACCGAGCGCCTGCAGGTGGCCGAACTGCTGCTGCGACTCTCGCGCGACAAGCGCCTGATCGCAGTCAAGCAGTACGCGCGCGCCGTCGAGCTGACCACCAGCATCGGCAAGCAGGCCAGTGGATGGCGCCGCTCCGCAATGTCGCCCGCTTCGTGATGGTCACGGCCACCATGACTGTGCGAACTTTTAATCTGGTCGTGCCGCTGGCCCACGAGGCCACCGCCATGCGCACCGCAGATACCACCCGACATAGTTTGGGCAGGTCTGGCGCAGTTTCCCCGCTGATCGGCCATTGCGGCCTTCGGCTGGGCGACGTAGATAGCACGAACACACGCAGCACGCTGCCAACGACGACTATGCCTGGAATCAGAACTTCAACAACGGCAACCAGAACAACAACAACAAGTCGGCCAGCCTCCGCGCTCGCGCGGTCCGCAGATTACACCGGTTGCCACCATGCTGACTTTTCTTTCGAGGAGTTGGTGCAAGCCTACCTCGACTGCCGCAAGACCAAACGCAATACCGCCAGCGCCGCCGCGTTCGAACAGGATCAGGAGCGCAACCTGGTACGCCTGCGCGACGAGCTGATCGACGGCAGCTACCGGCCCGGCCGGTCGATCTGCTTCGTCGTCACCCGACCCAGGGCGCGCGAGGTGTGGGCGGCCGACTTCCGCGACCGGATCGTGCACCACCTGCTGTACAACCGCATCGCGCAGCGCTTCTACCGCTCGTTCATCACCGACACCTGTGCCTGCATCCCGGGTCGCGGCACGCTGTATGCAGCGCAGCGGCTGGAAGCGAAGATCCGCAGCGCCTCCCAGAATTGGAGCCGACCGCTGTGGTACCTGAAATGCGACCTGGCCAACTTCTTTGTCGCGATCGACAAGCACGTGCTGTGGCGCCAGATCGCCGCCCGGGTAACCGAGCCATGGTGGCAGTGGCTGGCCGGCGTGATCCTGTTCCATGACCCGCGCACGGACTTCGAATTGCGCGGCGACCCACGCCTGACCGAGCGGGTGCCGCCGCACAAGCGGCTGGCCAGCCAGCCTGCGCACCGCGGGCTGGCGATCGGGAACCTGTCGAGCCAGTTTTTCGCCAATATCTACCTGGATGCGCTCGACCAGCATGCGAAGCACCAGCTGCGGGCCCGCCATTACGTGCGCTACGTCGACGACTTCATCCTGCTGCACGAGTCGCCGCAGTGGTTGAACGCTGCGCTGGCCAGTATCGATGCGTTCCTGCCGGCGACCCTGGGCGCTCGCCTGAACCCGACCAAGACGATCCTGCAGCCGGTGGCGCGCGGGGTCGACTTCGTCGGCCACGTGATCAAGCCGTGGCACACCCGCGCCAGGCGGCGCACGGTGGGGCAGGCGATCACGCGGCTGAGCACGATGGACGGGGGCGACGTCTATGCCGCGGCCAACAGCTACTTCGGCCTGCTTCGGCAGTCGAACAGCAGTCATGTGGACTGCACGCTGCTAGCCCGGGCTGTGCTACGGCGCGGCCATGCCGTGAATGGCACTTTTACCAAAGCCTATAGGAAGAAATCATGAGCATCGAACACCGGATCCGCCCCGCCATCGAAACCGCCCTGGCCACGCTGTTCTCGGCCTGTGCCGCCGCGTCGGCCCTGTACAGCCCAATGCTGCTGCTGGCGATCATCACCAGGCGCGACGACTGGCGCTTCGAGCTGCTCGGGCCGCAGATCGAGCGCGTGCCGCCGTTGGTGCACACGCCGGTGACGCTCGCGTTCCTGCTGCTGGCTGCCGTGCTGTGCGTGAACGTGTGTGCCGGCTACCCGGAGTGGACGCGAGTCGCCAAGGGCGGCTGCGCACTCGGCGCCGTCGCCGTGGCCGGGTACTGGTTTTTCGTCGGCCCGCTGGGGCTGTAAACGTGGCCAACCCTGCCCAGCCAGTACCCGTTATTGAAGTGAAGAATTAGGAATAGCCATGCACGAAGCACAAATGCACGTCGAAAACGAACTGGTCCGCCAGCTGGTCGACCAACTGGCGAAGCTGTCGCGGCCCGCCATTCCGGTCGAGATCGACCTGTGGGACATCGGCATGGTCGCGGCCTACCTGAAGCGTAGCGTGCCGGTGGTGCGCGAGCGCATCGCCTGCCTGCCCGACTTCCCGAAGGCGATCCGGCCGCCCTCAACCAAGTCGACGAGGGGCCAGCCCCTGTATGAGGCGCGCGAGGTTATCGCGTGGGCCCGTAAGTACAAGGACAAGAACTAGCTCCCGCCGCCGGCCTCAATCGAGCAGGTCGGCCATCTTCTCCGCTGTCTCGTTGTAGTAGATCTGCAGCTTGCGCAGGTCCTTGTGGCCGGTCATCCGCGCCAGGTCGAGCACGTTGGGGAACTTCTTCGCCAACCGGGTGACCGCCAGGTGGCGGGTGTCGTGGAACGTGGCGCCCTCGATGCCGGCCCGCTCCCGCGCCTTCCGGAACAGCGCGTCGAGCGTCGCCGCAGTCATCTGGAACAACGGCCGCCCGTCCGGTACCGGCGGCAGCAGGCCCAGCAGCTCGAGCGCGCGCTTCGACTGCGGCACATCGCGCCGTGACCCGTTCTTCGTCACCTCGGCCCGCAGGCGCGCGCTGCGGCCCACCAGGTCGGCCGCCGTCAGGGCGCAGATCTCGCCGGCGCGCATCGCGGTCTCGATCGCATACAGGAACGCCACGGCCACGCGCTGGTAGCCGGTCGCGGCCGGGTCGGACTGCCCCAGCTCGAGCCCGCATGCCAGGCACAGCCGGGCGATCTCATCGTCGCTGTAGAGCCGCTCGCGCGGCGCCGGGTCCTGCGGCCGGCGCACGTCGGTGGTCGGGCTCTTGGCGATCCACTTCCATTCCCGCACCGCGGACGAGAACACGTGCGACAGCAGGTTCAGGTCGCGGTTGATGGACGAGCCCTTGACCTGGTCGACCTTGAGCCGGTGGTCGCGCCATTTGCCCAGCACGTCGGACGTCACGTCCATCAGCCGCATGTCCTGCAGGGCGGCGCCGTCGATCTCGGTGCGCCCGATCGCGGCCAGCCGCAGCGCCTCCTGGCGGTGGCCGCGCTTGGTGGCCGAGACCTCTTTCTCGTAGCGCCGGAAGGCATCGTCGACGGTGCGGTGGCGCTGCACGCCGGTGGCCGCGTCTTCGCGGATCTCGGTCTCGCGCCTGGCGGCCCAGCTTACTGCTTCGGCCCTGGTCGTAAACGTCTTGTTCTCGCGCACCCCAAGAACCGCGATCTGTGCACGCCAGCCCGTCTCACGCTTCTTAATCGATGCCATCGCAATACCCCCTGGTTATCGTAGTGGCGTAATTATGGCGTAAAAATGGCGTAACTGGGCGTTGAAAAAGGGGGGTTAATGCGGGTTTTTGTTGGTTTTTGGAATTGCAGAGATAGACGCTAAGTGCCTGAAATCGTAGGGAAAGTGCGGTTTTGCGCTGCTTTGCTGCTAAGGCTGCTGGTGCCCGGAGCCGGGATCGATAACCCAGCAAAATCATGCGCTTACGGGCCTGATGTGTAAATCCTGCGTAGTTCTGCGACTGTCCGTGCTGAGCCGTTACAAGCATCGGCGCGCTATTGTCGCACACCGCCCGGCATCGCCTACCGGGAATTGACAACCGTCAACTTGATATAGATCAGTTCGGCGTAGAATTCCCGGCACCGGGGTTTGACACCACGCCGTGGCTCAGTTCTTCCGGTATCGCAGGAGGCAATCATGGCAACACGCAAGATCGGCAGGAACGCAGGCAACGGGCAGTTCATCCCGGTGGCCGTGGCGCAGCGCGACAAAAAGGGCGCGGTCGTGGAAACCATCCGCACCCCGCCGCCACCGCCGCCCAAGAAAAAGCGTTCGTAACACGGCAGGCCCCGGGCGGCCCGCGCCGCCCGGCCAGCATCAGGAGCGCGGCACCAGCCGCACCGACCACTCCTGCACATACGCCGGCCCGGCGTCGCCTTCCGGCCGCTGCTCGCCCTTGAACAGCATGCTATCGCCGTGCATCGTGGTCAGGCGCGCGTCGTGCAGCAGCGGGTACAGCGGCGCGCTGGCCGAGCTGTCCGCGTCGTTCAGGTTCAGCTGCCAGGACGGCCCGACCGAGGCCAGCGTCAGCTCGCCAACCCGGCCATCATCGGCGGCGATGTCCTGGGCGCTGCGGCGCCGGCCGCGCTCGCGCAGTTGTTTGGCTCGCACATGCATAGCGCCCGAGTGTAGCACCTTTGACCTGCATCGACCGCCGCGGCCGTCTGCCCGGTAGCCTGTCGGCATGCTGCCCCCTTCCCGCTCCGACCGCCCCAACCTGCGCCAGGCGCGCCTGATCGACCTGGCGCTGCAGGTCCAGCGTACCGCCGGCACGCGCGCGGCCGCCGCCATGCTGGCCGCCTGCGACACCGACTTCCGCCTGGCCGTGCGGGTGCTGGCCGAACCCTACCAGCGGCGCGGCTGCCTCAAGCGGGCTGTTGCGTGCCGTCAGTGAGCGCCGGCGCCGCCGCGTCATCATGGGGTATCCAGTGAAAGGAATCCCATGCGACACGTTTCCCTCTTTCTCGCCGCCGCGCTGGCCGTGTCAGCGCATGCCGACGACGAGCACCGCCCGACGCCGCCAGTCCCCAAGGTCGCACCCTGGATGACTGGTGCCGACCTGCTACGCAAGCTAAACACGCCAGTCGACAACGCCAGTGCCGAGGACTACATCAAGGGCATCCATGACGCTACCGAGCGCCGCGACTGGTGCTATCGGGCGCCCGACTTAAAGCCGATCGCCAAGCCGCGCCCGGCCGACATGCTAGCGATGGTCCGCAGCGCCCTGACCGCGTTGCCCGCCAGCCAGCTCAAGCGCAATGCCGCCGATCTGGTCAGGCAGGTATGGGAAGACAAGTGGGTGTGCCCGACCGATGGGTGCTGCTATGAATAGGCCGCCGTACGCGCTGCTGGCGGCGGGCTATCCGAAAAAGCCAAAGTACGAAGGCGATAAACGGGGCGTCGACACGGCCGCGCTGTACGCCAGCATTGGCCGCCCGGAGTACGCCAACAGCTTCGACATGCGCAACACCTGCGCCGTACGGGTGAGCATGGCCCTGCTGGCCGCCGGCATCCAGCCGTCACCCGGCCACATGACGGTCAAGGCCGGGCGGTTCGCCGGCAAGCGCATCGAGCAGAGCCAGAAAATATTGTCCGCCTTCCTCAGGCGGCGACTCGGCCAGCCGGAGGTCTACAAGAACGGCTACCAGGCATGGCGCCAGATCCGGCCGCGGCGCGGGATCGTGTCGTTCTACCACGTCAACGGCGGCGACTGGGACACCCAGGGGCATATCGACCTGGTCGAGCCGGCCGACATGAACGATCTGCAGTGCGCGAGCGCGTGCTACTGGTCGTCGACCGAGGTATGGTTCTGGCCGCTCAAGTAGCCAGCCAGGCAGCGATCGATTGCTAGAACAGCCCTACCGGATCCTCCGAACGGTCCCAACTGTAGATGATCACCTCGGATCGATCGACCGTCTTACCAGGGCCGCCGACGATATACGAGATCGGGACCGTGTCCATCTGGAACCCGGCGAAAATCCGACGGATGTCTGGATGGTCGTTCAGGCTCACGATCGCCTTGCCCTGTATCCTGGTCAGTAACTCGGCCATCTTTTCATACTCAGCCAGACCAAAATCCACCCCATAGCCTTCGGTCTCCCAATACGGCGGGTCGAGGTAGAACAGGGTGTGGGGACGATCGTAGCGCTCGATGAGCTTGTACCAGTCCATGTTTTCGATGTACGTACCAGCCAGGCGCAAATGTGCGGCCGAGAGGTTTTCCTCGATGCGCAGCAGATTCACCGGCGGCGTGGTCGTCGCGGTCCCCCAGTTTTGCCCATCGACCTTGCCACCAAATGCCTGCTGCTGCAGATAGAAAAACCGGGCCGCGCGCTGAATGTCGGTCAGGGTATCGGGTGGCGTGATCTGGTGCCACTTGAACACTTCCCTGCTCGACAAGGCGAACTTAAAGTGACGCACGAACTCCTCGAGGTGGTTCTGAACCACCCGATAAAGTCGGACCAGCTCGCCATTGATGTCGTTGATCACCTCCACCTCGGCCGGCGGGCGCATGAAGTACAGCGCCGCGCCGCCCGCGAACACCTCGACGTAGCACTTGTGAGGCGGGAACTGCGGAATCAGATGATCAGCGAGGCGGCGCTTGCCGCCCATCCAGGGAATAATAGGTATTGCCATAAGTAAACCTTTTGCGAATTCATGCTAGACTTTGCCTGCCCCCCGGGGGTGGCAGAGCCCTAGCTTGGTTTACTGGCATCTCAGTGAATCGAGGCCGGCTTCGGTTGTTGACGCAATCGAAGCCGGCGCCCTGTCTTTTACTGCGGCGCGTCGCCTACGCCTCCCGCGGTCCAGTCCCCCGCCCTGCCGTTAACCGCTACCTGCTGGCCGGCGTAGAACGTGCGCCATCCGAGGGCCTGCTCGCGCCAGGCGCGGCAGCTGGTGGCGTTGCCGGTTTCGTTGGCGGCGACGACGCTGGGCGGAACGGCGGCGGGTTCGCCGTCAGAATCGGCGGCGGGTCCAACAGGGTCACCTGACCAGGCGGCGTCGAGGATGCGCACGAAGCCAGCAGGCAGAGGCAAGCGGCGGTCGACATCAGCCGTAAGCACGGCGGGAATGCGGTTTTCAATCTGTTCACCTTGGACGTAGATTTTCTGGATGCGGTCGCGGTACTGGATTTCCACCTTCGTGACCACCTGCACCTCGCGCTTGACGATGAAGGCCGTGTGCGCGGCCTGCTGCGCCACATAGTCGGCCATCGCGTCGGCGCCGCGCCGCGCTTCCTGCACCCGACCAAGGCCGTACACGGCGGCCAGCAGCGCGCCGAGCGCGGCCCACTTCACCCACCAGGGCAGCACCGCGGCCCGCGCGCTGGTGAACAGCCGGCCCAGCAGCGGTGCGGCAGCGCCGAGCGCGCTCATCCGAGTACGATCTCGACGCCGAGCAGCCACAGGCCGACCAGGCTCATCACACCGCCGACGTTGGGCCACAGGAGGCCCAGCAGCCAGCCGAGCAGCAGCAGCGGCACGGCGATCCAGAAGGTCAGCAGTACGCGCAGGGCGCGGCGCCCGAGGCGCCACCAGGCGCGTTTGTCTGCGGGCAGCAGCTCGAGCAGTTCCTTGAACTTGTTCATCCGATGATCCCTTGCGAGTAGGTGGCGCGGCCGCCGTCGAAGTGCGCGGTCAGCACCTGCTGGCGCGGCGCGCCGGCCGCGAGCCCGAGGTGCACCCAGGTGCCCTCGTAGATCAGCTGGTCGAAGGCGATGTCGCTGGCGCCGATCATGTGCGCCAGCTCGCGCGGCGCGATGCCGCTGCAGCTGATGTCGGCGGCCAGCCCGAGGGTGTGGGCGCTGGCCGGCGCGCCGCCGACCCAGCGGTTCAGGTCCGGGCAGCGGTAGCCGCTCGAGACGGCCAGTGGCCGGCCGACCAGGGCGCGCACCTGCTCGAGCGTCGCGGCGAGCGCGGTCAGGTTGCGCACCGTCGCCGCGTCCGGCTGGTTGTTGATGCCGCGCCGGGTGGCCACCTGGGAGGCGACCAGCTCCTCGAGCGTGAAGTTGGCGGACAGCTTCACAGCGCGGCCTTCACTTCCTCGACGACGTCGGCCAGGTCGCTGTCCTTGCGCTTGGCGATGTAGTTGAACAGCCAGCGCACCAGCGCCCAGCCGGGCAAGCCGCAGGCAAACACCAGGCCCAGCATCGCGACCAGGCCGATCGGCGTGGCGGCCCACGCCTGCAGCTCGAAATGCTGAATCACGGCAGCGCCGCCGCCGATCGAGGCCATCACGGTCGAGATCATGCCGACCGCCCATTCCTTGGGGCTGCGCGGCGTCATCGCGCACATTACCACCACCGCGGCCAGGCCGGCCCCGATCGCGCCGACGCCAGCCGCGCCTCCGATGAGTTTCCAGCCCACGGCGCCGGCGGCTGCGCCAGATATCGGTTCGCTCATTTGTGCTTTCATCGTGAGGTGTTGCATGCGTCGGTCGGGTCTCCACGGGACGGAGGACAGCAGGATCGGCTGCCCACTAAAGTGCGTTTATTTTGTGACTTCGGGCGTCTCATTTCTCGGAAATATGAGACTGCTTGCCGGGCCGGCGGCGCGCCGGCCCGCGGTCATGCCGCCACCATCGCCAGCTTCGGGTAGTTGCACTGGCGCAGATTGTTCGGGGTGACGCGCTTGGCCTCGTCCGGGTCAAGCAGGACCGTGCCGCCCGCCATCAGCAGCGCAAAAACCAGCTCCGAGCACCACCACTTGCCGGTGTCTGCCCAATTCTGGGACTGCAGCAGCGGCAGGCCAATCGCACCGGGGAAGTCGTAGGGCTTTTTATCCTGGGCCTCGCCGAACTTGACCGCATCATCCAGGTCGGGAACCCAGACCGGCATGTCCTGGTAGCGCACGATGCCCTTCATCGCCACCTCTACCGGCACGGCGCGGCAGCCGTGGGTCATGGTCGCCTCGTAGGCGCGGCCGTCGATGATGGCCATCACGTGCGAAAGCAGTTCCGGCGAGCCCGAGGCCGCGCCGATCAGCAGGCTGCCGGGGTTGTACGGCCAGCGCGAGGTATAGCGGACGGTGACGAGGCCCGAGCGCATCACAGCACCGTCGCCTTGACGAACAGCGCGTCGAGCTTGGCCGGGGTGTCGTAGCCGATGGCGCCGGCAATCTGGATCAGCATCGGCCAGTCGCGCAGGAACTCCAGCGAGTTGTCCCAGTCGTTCTGCGCGGTCGCCTTGCTGATCGCCCCTTCCGGCGTGCCATCGTCCAGCGCGTCGATCACCGGCTGCACGAGTGCCAGCCTGCCCTCGTTGATGAGCGCCTGAATCGCCTGGCGGCGGTACACTTTCTTTGGCACCGGCACCGCCTGGGGCTTGGCCACCGGCGCCGCGCCGTCCCACGTGTAGTCGGCAGGCGCGAAGCTGTCCGGCAGATCAGTGTCCACGAGGGCCCAGCCGTCCAGCACGTGCTTGGGGAAGATGGCGTCACACGACACGATGTTGTCGCCGTCGTCGGTGAACGGGCCGCAGGCCAGGATGGCGCTGCCATGGATCAGGAGCTGGGTCAAGCGGCCACCTCGATGTTCAGGATACGGAGTTGTTGGGCGCCGCTTGCCGCCGATCCGGCGGTGGTCGCCGCCAGCAGCAGGCGGTTGGACGAGACCGCCGCCAGCGGGTAGGCGGTGGGCCCACCGAGGTTGGGCAGCGAGACCGTGCCCCGGCGCGCCAGCGCATCCCCATTCGAGCGCAGCACCGGCAAGGACGAGGAGTTCGGGCTGAACAGCAGGTAGTCGCCCTGCGACAGGCGCACGCTCGGCACCGCGTCGGCCTGGACGGCCGGCGACAGCTCCGGCAGCGCGTGGCCGTTGCCGTAGGTGATCGTGGTGCCGTTGATCTTGTGCGGGACGGCGAGCTTTCGCCATGCGCCGGCGGCGCCGTGCTGGGTGATCGCGAGGAAGTCGGTAGGGGTCTGCATCGCCAGCGCGCCGTAGCCGGAGGCGCCGGACGCCGCGCTGCAAAAGCTGCCGTACAGCGTTGCGCCCTTGGTCAGCGTGCCGGCGCTTTCGGTGAGCACGCAAGCAATCGAGGCAGCCGCGCCGGATGACTGGTCATACCACAGCAGCGCGGAGTTGGTGCCTAGCGGATACAGGCGTGGGTTGTAGCGCGTTGCGCCGTTCGCGGCGGAGGTGACGTCGCTGGCGGTACCGGCATCCATCGTCAAGGCCGCGCCCCACGTCACGCTGGTGCCGCTGATCGTGCATGCAGCTGCCGTTGTATTTCCACTGCTACCAATGGCGATTGCCTTGGTGGCGGACAGCACGCACAGCGACGGCGCACTTCCTGCAATTGTTACAGGACAGGCAACACTTGCACCGACGGTGCAGGTAGTGCCAGTTACCGTGACCACTGCAACGCTCAGGGAATTGCCGAAACCGGCCAGCGCGGTTGTGGCAGTCAGCGCATAAATTTGCAGAGTGGATGCACTAGACCCGTTAATCGTGATTGCTGTGCCAATGGTGACGGTCGAGCCGGAAACCGAAATCGCGACGGCGCTGGTCGCAGGGGTGGAGCTGGTTAAGATCGCGGCAAATAAGGTGCTGGACAACTGTGCAATCTTTGGCACTCCCTTGGAATCCTCTCCAGACCAACTGCCAAAGCTATCGGCGTAGGTCAGGGCCGCAGCAGCCCCGACCGCGATGCTCGTGCCCGTGGCAGTAAGTACCACGGCCTGATGGTCGCTCGCACTGGCGCCAAAGAAGACGATGACCTGCCCGGCCCCGGTTTTGAAGGCTGCGCGCGGTGCGCTGCCCGCCACCGAGGACACTGTCACCGGCGTGCCCACTGCCTTGCCCGTGTTATCCACGATGAAAGCCGCAAAGCCCGACGACAGCGCCGCGAAGTGCAGCGACGTGTTGGCATCGAGCGCGACGAACGGCGCATAAACCGTGCCGGCGTAGGTCGTGGACAGGGTCTGGTCGAGCGTGACCAGGCCCGGCTCCAGGCTGCTGCCGTTGATGCTCCAGGTACCGGCCGCCGTCGCGCTGCTCTCCAGGCTCAGGTAGGCGGTGCCGCCGGGCGCCACGCCCACCAGCAGCGTGCCAGCGTTATCCCGCACCCCGAATGCGTAGCTGCCGCTGTTGCGGATCACAAACAGCGGGCCGCCGACCGGCAGCGTGGTCGCGTCGGGCAGCGTCACGGATTTGCCCAGCGCCGTCATCGCGATCGCCTGCAGGCCTGCCGAGGTGTTGGTCAGCGCCACATTCGCGGCGCTGGTCTGCGTGTTCACCGCGGTAGGTGTCGGAGTAGCAATGACCCGCGCCCAGTTCGTCGCATCGTTGCTGGGGTCGGTCGTGCCGGCGCCGGCGGTCTTGCGGCGGTAGGTCTGGAAGTTGACCAGGCTGATACGGTTGTCGCCGATGGCGTAGGTGGTCCCGCTGGCCCACATCGTCGCATTGGCGGTCTGGGTGGCGGTGCCGGCGGCGGCGGATGCGGTACTGGCCGAGCTTGCCGCAGCCACGGCGTTGTTGTAGCAGTCGACCGCGTTGTTATAGGCGTTGGTCGCGACGTTGCCGAATGACGTCACGGCGCCGGTCAGCCACAGGATGAAGGCGTCGAGCCGATCGCTGAACGTGGTGCGGTCGCTGCGCTGGATGGGCGCCGGCGCCGGAGCGATGGTCGGCGGTGGTGTTTGGCTCATCAGATCATTCCTTTGGTGTTGGTAGTTAGCAGACAGCTGGTTGGGGCGTCGTAGTCGATCTCGCCAGAGATGAGGCCGAACCCGCGCAGGTCGCTGTATGCGTTGGCCTGGGCGGCGATGACCACCACCGGCACAGCCATCACGCTGCGCAGCACGCCGCCGACGTGGGGCGCTTCGGACAGGTCGATGCGCGCGCTGACGTCCATGTCGACCGCCGCTTTGCCGGGCACGATCTCGGTATTGCCAAACTCGTCGGTGTCGACGAAGGCGTAACTCTTCGGCTTGATCTTCACGCCGCGCAAGGTGGCGCCCAGCGCCTGCAGGTCACCGACGGCCAGCATGCCGCACTTGACCGGGCCGCTGGTCTTGGTCAGCGTCAGCGTCAGTTCCGCGTTGCTGTACTGGTCGATCTGGCTGGCCAGGTAATCGGTCTGCGGCCGGAACGGGCTGAAGAAGTACTCGTCGTAGTCGCCCGGCGTCGACGCCTCCAGCGAACTGGTGGCCGTGAGGATCACATTGCCGCCTGGCGCATCCCTGACCGTGGCGATCAGCGACTCCGCGTCGATCCCGCCCACCCAGAAGGCATTGAAGCCGCCCGGGTGCAGCACCACGGTCAGCGGCGAGGCGGCCACCGTCTGGGTGCCGGCCTGGTTGTCGAACATGGCCCACTTGTTGGTGGCGCTGTAGTTCTGCCAGTAAGCCGGAATGGTGCCAACGCCGACGCGGTTGACGGCGTCGGTCGGGTCCTTGCCCAGGTTGCCGTCGACCAGGCTGCGGTAGACGCGGTGGGTGACGGGGCTGATGCAGAATTCGCCGGCGGCATAGGTGGTGCCGGCGGCCCACGCCGGATACTCGTTCTCGGCCACCGTGCTGCTGGTCAGCGCCGCATCGCCGATCGCCAGCGGAATCAGAATGCTCAGGTTTTCCCTCATTTGCCCACCGCCTTGGTGCGCAGGTAGGCGCCCCCGCCCGTCACGTCGTTGAACTGATTGGCATGCTGGCCGGTGCTGGCGGCAATCCGGTCGAGCACCTCCTGCGTGCGCGCCGCTTGCTCGCGCAGCAGGCGGACCTCGGCCACCAGCGCCGCATTGCCGGCGGCCGGGTCGGCCAGACGGCGCATCAGCTCGCGGTTGTCGGCGGCCGGGACCACGCGCTCGCCGGCGTGCAGCAGGGCCGGCATGTCTTCCGGGATGATGTTGGCGCCGGCCGCGAACGGGTGCAGCTTCTGGTATTCGGCGCTGTTCTTGATGCCGGCGCCGATCGCGTCGAGCGAGGCGCCGCCCGACAGCCAAAACTGCAGGCCGGGCGCGTCGGCGCTGTGGCCAAGCAGCGACTGGTACAGCGCCTGCACCTTCGCTTCGGCCGAGTTGTTGATGGCCCCGACGATCGAGCTGGTCGAGACGCCGTTGGCGGCCTGCTGCTGCCAGTAGGCCATCCCGGCGGCGTCCGGCGCGCGCCCGAGCGCGCCGGCGTAGGCCTGATTGATGGCGGCGCCCGAGGCGACCATCGGGTTGGCCTGGGCCGCCAGGATCGCCGAGGCCAGCCCGCGCATGGCCTGGTCGATCGACAGCAGCGTGGTCGACTGGCCCTTGAGTACGTCGATCTGCGACTGCGCGCTGTCCAGCACGCCGTCGAGCGACTTGGCCTGCTGGTTCAGGGCATCGAGCGACTTCTGCTCGACCGACAGCGAGTTGTCGGTGATGCCGGCCAGCTGCGCGATGTCGTTCCGGGTGCGGTTGAAGTCGCTCAGGTAGTCCTGGTAGGACGAGAACTTGCGCGGGTCGCTCTGGCCCGCGAGCGCCAGCGCGCTCTTCAGGCTGTCGGCGGACGGCAGCGCGCCGCCCGCCTTGGCCGCGGCCAGCGCCGCGCGGATCTGGGCCTGGGCGGCGGCGCGGGCGGCGCCGTCCTGGCCGGCTGCGCGCATGCCGTCAATGGTGCCGTGCAGCGAGTCGGACAGCGAGGTGAGCTTGCCGACGATCTCGGTCTCGGCATCGATGCGCTGCTGCAGCGCCGCCTTTTCGCGCCCGACCACTTTCTGCAGCACCGAGAAGGCGTCATCCACCCCGCCCAGCAGGCCGCTGGCGGCGTCCTTCATCTGCTGCTGGGCGGCAGCCTGCTTCTCGAGCGCATCGGTGGTCGCGTCGATCTGCGGATGGACAAGCGCGAACGCCTCCTCCAGCTTCATCATGCCCGCGAATTCTTTCGCGCCGGCCTCGGTCAGGATTTTCCCGGACGCCACCAGCTGGTCGATATGATCCTTGAACTGCACGCGCGTCGTGATGGAGGATAGGCCGAGGTCCGCCATCGCCGCGCCTAGCGCTTCCTCGACCGGCGCCAGGCGCTGGGCGTCGGTCAGGAAGTTCTGCGCGTAGAACGCGGCCTGCTGGCCCAGCACCTGTACCCCGCCGGCCAGCGCGATCAGCTGCTCGCGGGCGGCGGCCGACTCCATGCCTTTGCCGCCGAACAGCGCCCTGGCCGAGGTGCCGAGCAGCTGCGCCATCTGGTCGGTGGCCTGGAAGTCGCCGGCCAGCCGTTGCAGGGTGGCGGACGCCGTCTCGCCAGTCTGGGAAAACTTGGCCAGGTCCGGCACCAGCTTGGTCGACAGCTCGTCGCCGATGTCGCCGAACAGCTTGGTGATCAGCTCCTGGTTCTTGGCGTCGTCGTTGGTCAGCTGCAGGTTGATCGCCTTGGTGTAGCCGTCGATCTGGTCGACCTGCGCGCCGAGCGCGCTGCCGAAGCCCTTGACCGCGATGAGCATCGCCTGGATGGTCGCGTCAAAACCGGCGTCCTGCGCAACGCTCAGATCGCTTGTCTGCGGATAGCGCTTATCGCTGCGAAACAGCCCACCCTTTTCCACGATGTTTGACAGCAGATGCGCATCCAATCCTGCACTGTTGACCGTGCCCTGCAGGAACTGCGACTCCACCTCCGGGTTCTTGCGGCCGAGCAGGCGCGCATAGGTCGACTGACCGGAGAAGATATTCGCGGCGCTGTTGCTCAGGCCGATCCCCCGCAGAATGCTGTCAAAGGCCATGCTGCCGCCGCTGAGCTTGAGCGGGTCCTCCAGCGTCCCGTTCCTGGCGTCCCAGCCCTGGCTATAGAGCGAGTGCGACAAGGCCATGCCGGCCGCGATCCAGCCCGCAATCGGGATCGCATACGCGCCGGCACTGGCGCCAGCTGCCCCACTGGCAGCGGTTGCTGTACCAGCTGTTGCGCCGGCTGCGCCGCCAGACAGTTCAGCCATGACGGCGGCGGCGCCGGGCGTACTCATGCCAACGCCATAGGCTGTTGCCGCCTGCGATCCGAACATGCCCCCGAACGACGACACGATCGAGCCCATGCTGCTAGACAGCCCGGCCGAAAAGCCCGAGTACATGGTCTTGCCCATGCTGTACAGGCTGGAGGCACTCTGGGCGGCGCCGATCAGGTTGGTGCTGCCGGGGGCACCCGTGGACGCCTGCGCCGTGCTGGGCATAAACATGGAGGACCAGGCATTGCCGACCGCGTTCCCGATCGGCGACAGAACCGGTCGCAGCACCATGGTGCGGAACAAGTCCTGCAGGTACTCGGCCGCGCTCTTCCCACCGCGCATGATGTCGTCGGTCAGCGACTGCCCGATCTGCTCCGAGGCGCGCTTGTACTCGGCCACCAGATCGTCGGCCGACTTCTTGTAGGCTTCCTTGGCCTCGACGTCGCCCAGCGCGGCGGCGCTGCGCTTTTTCACCGCGATCAGCCGTTCGAGCGCCTCGATCTCGTCGAGCGTCATGCCGGTCGAGGCGCGCTGCGCGAGCTGCTCCTCGAGGCGCGCCACTTCCTGCGCTTCGATGGCGGCCTTGGACAGGCCGAAGGTGCGCGCCAGCTCCTCGTTCTGTTCGGCTTCCTTGACCGCCGTCTCGAGCGACTTGGCCCGATCGTCATCCAGCTCTTTGGAGATCTTCGCCATCGCCTCGGCGCCGGCGACCGCGCGCTTCTGGGACGCGACCACCTGCTCGTTCACGGCGAGCTGGCCGATCAGTTGTTCGTAGGCCGCCTTGTTCTGCGGCGTCAGCTTGAGCTTGCCGGCGCGCAGCTGCTCATCGAGGTCGACCTGCAGCTTCTGCGCCTCGGTCAGCTTGCCCAGGCCCGCCGCTTCCTGGGCGGTGGCGGCGATCTTCGCCTTGACCGCCGCGGTCAGGCCGGCATAGGTCTCTTGCTCTTTCCTGGCTTCCGCCTCGGCCGCCTTGCGCGCCTCCTCGTTCAGCTTCAGGAACTCGGCCGCCTTGGCCTTGGCCGCCTTGGCGTCCTTGGCCGCCTGTTCCCCGCCCTCGGCCTTCGGCGGCGCCGTCATCTCCTTCTCGATCCCGCTGATCTGGGCGCGCAGCCCGGCCAGGCGCTGTTCGAGCTTTTCCTCCGAGTCGCCGAACAGCCAGCGCCCCACGAAGCCGACCGCCGGCGCGTCCTTGGCCAGCGCCAGGTCGCGCTGGACGTGCTCGAGCTCGCCCCGCAGGTTCTTCAGCTTGACCTCGGCGCTGGAAAACTCGTCGGTGAAGGCGAACTTGCCCAGCGCGCCCATGGCCACCCACAGCGCCTGCAGCTTGCCCGACTCCTCATAGGCGTTGGTGACGGCCTTGGTGATGTCGGTCATGGCCGGCAGCATCTCGCCGGCCAGCTTCATCTTGGCGCCGGTCGCGGCGGTCTGCAGCTCGGCCAGCTTGTCGTTGAACTCGTCGGCCCGGTCGGCCATCTCCTGGGTGGTGTGGGACAGCGCCTTGCCCTTCTCGACCATCTCGCCGATGTTCTTGCTGCCTTCCATCAGCAGCGGCGCCGACGAGGCCCAGGTCTTGCCGAGCGCCTCCGCGCCCAGGGCGGCGCGGGTCTGCGGGTCGTCGATCGCCGAGAACACGTCGGCCAGCTGCTTGAACGCCTCGATCGGATCCTTGGCCGTCACGCCCAGCCGGGCGAAGCGCTCGGCGTCCTTGCCCATCGCCACGGACAGCTTGTTGATCGACGCCGCAATGCCCTCGAGGTCGCCGCCCGACTGCTCGGCGGCCAGCTTCAGGCCGGCCAGATCGGCCACGGCGATGCCGGTCGATTTCTTCAGGTCGTTGATGCTGTCGGCGGCGTCGACCGCGCCCCGGATCATCTCGGTGAACGCGCCGATGGTAAAGCCGGCCACGCTGATCTGCGCCAGGCTGGTCAGCGATTCGCGCAGGCTGCCCAGCTTGGAGTGGATGGCCGTGACTTGCCCGCTCAGCTTCTGGAACGAGCTCTCGTTCAGTTTCTTGAGGGAGTCGCCGACGCTGTCGATCTCCTGGCGCGCCGTGGCGGCGTCCTCGACCCGCATCGAAATTGCAGCGCCCCCCGCTCCTGGACTATAAGACATCGGCCTGCTCCATGATTATCATTGCTGTGCCCACTCCTCGAGGCACACCTGCTCCATCATCTGGACCATGCCAAACAGCCCGGCGCGCTCCTTCGGTCGCGTCCCGCGCAGGCGCATGCATGCTTCCACTCCCGGGTAATGCAGTCCGGTCACGCCCTTCATGCCGACGTTCCACTGGGTCTGCAACGACAGCCACAGGGCAAATGCCGCGTCGTTCTCGGGCCACAGCCAGTATTCGTCGTCGTCCAGCTCGAGGTCATCCTCGACCCGGATCCCGAATGCCGCCGCGGCCGCCACGACCTCGTCCCTGGCGGGCCGCGCGTCGTCACCATCCAGGCGCAGTTGGCCGCGCGCCAGCAGGCGCGCGGCCCCCTTCAGTTTTTTACGACCGCGCCCACGTCGCGCAGGTAACTCTGGAAGCAGACCGACTGCATGCCTGGGTCGTTGTTGAGCACGTCTTCGAAGTTCTCGGCACTGAACGGCAACGCGCCGCCCTGCTCGTCGAGCACGCCTTCCCAGTCGTCGGCGACCGCCTGCAGGAACTGCTTGACCGACTCGGCCTTGTTGCTCATCACCGCGTCGATCTCGGCCTGGTTCAGGCGCTTGCACTTGAGGACGAAGTCGAACTCGACCGGCTTGCCGTCCTCGCCCTTGAGGGTGCCCTTCACTTGCACGGGCAGCTTGTTGCGTACTACGAGTTTGTGTGCCATGGTTGTCGTTGAATAGGGTTAATCAGCGGCGCCGGTTACAGAACTACCAGGCGCCATTCGTCGTTGCCGTTGACCGGCACGAAGCGCAGGTCGAAGCCGATCATGCGCTTGCCGTTGCGGTCGACCTTCTTCGGGCTGAGCAGCTGGACGGCCGGCGCGAAGAAGATCATCTTGTTGCCGGCGGTGGTGCCGATGGTCAGCGCCAGGCTCTGGGTGGTGTTGGCCTTGACGACCGCCATCAGCGCCACCTCCTGCGCGGCCGTCAGGTCGAGTTCGATCGATCCGGTCGATTCGCGGTCGGTGATGTCGACCGTCTCGCTGCTGAGCAGCGCGGTGAAGTTGACCTTGTTACCGCACTTCATTTCGAGGCCGGTGCTGGCGTAGACCGTGCCGCCGGTCAGCGCGCCGGTGGCATACGTCGCGCCCAGGGTGATGTCGACCACGTTGGCCTTGGTCATCGCCACCGGCTTCTTCCAGTCGGTGTAGGTGCCGCTGTCGGTAGCGGCCGCCACGCCGCCGTCCAGGCCGACGTAGTCGAACTTGAGCAGCGGACGCTCGCCGACCTTGGCGGACAGCGTGAAGTCGCCCATGCTGTCGTTCAGCTTGTGCTGCACGCCGTCGTCGAAGTAGAACTGGGTCATGGCCTTCAGGCCGGTCGAGACCGGGGTGTACTCGACCCGCGCCGGGGCGGTCAGCAGCCCTTCGGCCACCGCGCACGCCTGCAGCTGCTTGCCCCATTGGGGCGCGGTGCCGGCGGTGCCGGAGCCGGCCAGCTCGACCGAGTAGCTCAGCTTCACGCTGCCCGGGCCGACCAGCTGCTCGCTGCCGCCGAAAAAGCCGCGCACCAGCGCGCGGTCGATGTTCTGGGCGTCGAGCGGGGTCAGCGTCATGTCGGACACGAGCACGGCGTCGGTGGCGCCGGCAGGCGTGGCCAGGGTGCCGATCGCCGACTGCACGGCGGCGACGATCAGCGTGTTCTTGATATAGCGGGACATGGATTACTCCTCGGTGCTCGGCTGCTTGCCAGCCGGTGCTGCGATCGGTGCCGCTGGTTCAGCGGCCGGGGTGGATGGTGCCGCGCTGGCCTCGTTCGCGACCCACTGCCAGCGGGCCTCGTCGAAACGCCACGAGCCGCCGCCGGGGATCGCCGGGATCGGGCGTGGCGGCGGCGCTGCCGCAGTGGTCGGTTGGTTCATGCATTACTCCAGGGTTGAGTCTTGGGTTTGGTGCTGCACCAGGTAGGTCATGCGCACCCACCCGGTCTTCTTGCCTTCGGCCGTGTTCTCGGCCTCGATCCCGACGATGTTCAGGTCTTCGACGATGCCGCCCAGCGTGCTGTCTGCGGCCAGGCGTTCATATACGGCGGCCAGCAGCGGGTCGACCGCCAGGTCGCCGGAATCCCTGACGCTGCGCGCGTAGCACTCCACCGTCAGCCGGGTGGTCCAGTCGATCGGGGCGCCCGCAATGGCGCGTGGCAGCGCCGTGGCGTGGTCCCACTGCACGTTGATGGCCTGGTCGACCGATTCCGGGACCGGCAGCCCGTTCGGGCGGGAGCGATAGATCGTGTCGCAGACGGCCGGCGCGGCCTGCAGCGCGGCCAGGGCGGCGCCCAGCATTTTCGAGAAGGCGGTCGCCGTCACTGGGCCAGCTCCACCGTGAGCAAGGTCATCCCGGCGCCGTCTGGATCGTCGCGCACGATGGCATACGCCACGCCGTCGATCGCGATGGCCCTGCCGACCGGGTCGGCCGGAACGCTGCTCGAGCCCACGCTGACCGTCGGGCAGGTGTCGGCCACGCCGACACCCAGCGCTGCCACGCTGCTCGGGTTGTTGAACACCCCGGGGACCTCTTCGCCACCGTCGATCCGCACCCGCGCATTCGCCAGGTGCTGGAGCACGCTGGCGTTGACGACGGTTTCGAGGGCGGCGAAGTTCATGCGCGTGCTCGCTTAGCGGATCGCGCCGTCGAGATACACGCGGGCGGTGGTGTCGCTGCCGCCCTTGGCCACCGTCAGCGCGCCGACCAGCGTGTTGCTGGTGGCGGTCGTGGTCAGGCGCCGGTTGGTGTTGTCCCAGTACATCTTGGTGCCCTGGGTGCCGGTGTCGGCGGTCAGGGCGGTGATGTCGAACACGCCTTCAGAGGCGATTTCGACGTTGGCGCCGATGGCGGCGTCATAGGCGGCGACGCCGAACAGGGCGCCGACCAGCACGCCCTGGCCGCTGGTGACCGCGTACGGGGCGGCGACGGTGATGACGTCACCATTTTGTACAAAGTTCTTCATGTCCGAATTCCTCGGTTCGTTGATGGGGTAGTTCTGCTGCCACCCCGGCGCCGGTCAGGCGCCGGGGGATGCATCTGCTGCCGTCGGCCTGGCTGCGTTAAGCGCCGGCTGCCTTGTACAGTCCGCGGTAGTCGATCGCCTTGGCGGCGAAGTCGAGGCGGCACTTGTACGACACGCCGTCCACGTCGAAGCCGATGTCGCTCTCGATCACCGGGCCTTCGGCGCCGTCGAGGTAGCAGTATTCGACGGTGTCGATCTGGCCGGTGCTGGCCGCCAGGTACCAGGCGGTGGCGCTGACCGCGTCCAGGATCGGTTCGACGATTGGCTCGAGCGAGGTGCGCCCGCCGGTGCGGAACTCGTTGACGTCGGCCTGCTTGGCCGGCACGTACTGCGAGCTGGTCAGCTGGTAGGCGGTCTGCTCGAGCGCGGACGGCACGATCAGGTAGGACGGCACCACGTTCAGTTCCTCGTTCTGCATGCCCTTCTGGACCCGCATCGCGGCGCGCGCGCTGGTCAGCGCCGAGAACTGCAGGGCCGAGCCGGCGCCGCTGCCCAGGTTCTTGCGGGTGGCGGCTTCGAACAGCGCCAGGCCGTCGGTCATATTGGCGTTGGCGGTCAGCTGGCTGTACACGGTGCGGTTCTCGAGGCGGCGCGCGCTGTTGCCGAACGCGGCCACCAGGCGGTCGAAGCCGCGCAGGTCGTCGTTGATGATGGCCTGGCGCGACAGCGCGACGATGCGGCCGAAGGTCAGCACGCTGTAGGTCTCGGCGCCGTCCTTCATGGTGCCGTACTTGAATTCGCCGTGCTCGTTGGTCTGCAGCAGGTCCGGCGCGCCCGACAGCTGGACCACCGAGATGTTCTTGAAGTCCGGCGCGTTCGGCGCGCGCCGTGCCCACAGGCCGTAGGTGCCGGCGTTCTCGTCGTAGGCGGCGCGCAGGCGCTTGTTGGCCACGTTGGCGAACAGCGCCGCGAAGTCGCTGGTGCTATGCATGCCGGAGCGGTACTGCAGCATCTCGGTGGCCAGCTGCAGGCGGCTCATACCGCGCGTCGAGACACCGCGCGCCTCGAGGAACTCGCGGCCCAGCTCGAGCATCGTGAAGCCGCGGTACTGGCGGCCGTTGTCGGTCAGCGCGGCGCGCGCGTCGACCCGGTTCAGCACCGCCTCGGTGATGCCCTGGATGCGGGTCTCGTGCTCGTCGCCGAGGGTCTGGATGCGCACGTTCTGGTGGCCGCCGCCGATCTCGTCGAGGCGGGCGCGCTCGTCCAGCACGGCGGCGCGCGCCTGGTCGAGGCTGTTGCCGCTGCGGATCAGGCCGGCAGCGAGGTTGGTCACGTTGTGGCGGGCGCACAGTTCGGTGATGTCGGCGGCGCGGGTGGCGGCTTCCTGGGCGGCGCGCACGGCAGCGTCGTCGGCGCCAGGTGCGGCGGCTGGTGCGGCTGGTGCTGCCGGGGCGTTGCGGGCTTGCTCGTTCAGGGCGTCGTTGGTGGCGCCCGACTGGTTGGCTTGTGGCATGTTGGCTTCCTGTGAAGGTGGGACAGACGGATGGGCGGGCGCCCGGGTGATGAACTCGCACGGCACACCGTTCGAGGGTTGTTCACGCGTACTGGCGTTGGCGTCGGCGGGAACGGTGACGAAACTGATTTCGTAGGGCTGCCAGTCGACCGCGCGGTACAGCGGCACGTTGACGCCGTCCTCGCGGTCGACCGCCGCCGTGATCTCGTACTTGCGCACCAGGTAGCCGAAGCTGATCGCGCGGATGATGCCGGCCTTGATGTCGGCCACGATGCCGGCCATCTCGGGGCGGGTCGACAGGCGCAGCGTGGCGCGGCCTTCGCCGTTCTCGATGCTGGCGCGGGTGGCGATGCCGATGATCGCGTCGACCCCGCCGTACACGCGGTGGGCGTCGAGTACCTGGACCGTGCCGGCGTCGAAACGGCTCATGTCGACCGCATCCGGGTCGACCACCAGGTCTTCGTCGAAATAGGTGTCGCGGTACCAGTCGTAGCGCCGCACCAGCGCGCCCGTGTTGGTCCACACCACATCGATGGTGTTGTCGGCTTCGTTGAACGTGGTCGGGACCAGTTCCGCGGCGCGGCTCAGGGTCGGCATGTTGCGCGGATCGTTGTCGCGGCGGCTGGCGTGGGGTGCGGTGGGCGTTGGCATGATGGCATTGTGAGGATGGGGCTGTCTCAATTCTCGGAAACTTGAGACGATTTGCAGATCTTCCCGGCCGGGCACATCAGGCGTCGGCCGGGGTCGCGGTCTGGCCGGATGCCGGCAGGGTCACGCGCTGCATCAACAGCAGCGTGTCGAGGATGCCGAGCGCCTTGAGCTTGTCGATGTCGGCCTTCAGTTCGTTGAACACCGTATCCGGGTCGTAGCCGCGCTGGCGCAGCTTCTCGCTCAGGCTGGACAGGCCGGCGCCGATCTCGGTCAGGTCGGCCTTCACGTCCTGCTCCGGGTTCACGTAGTCCCACTTCGGCGGGCTGAAGTCGACCGCCATGTCGCGCCCGCGGATCTTGCCGCCCAGGTAGGCCGCCTCGACGAAGGCTTCGTGCAGCGGCACCAGCAGCTTCGGGATCAGCACCAGCCACTGCATCTGCTGCACGGCGCGGCGGAAGTCGAGCAGTCGAATACGGGCGCTGGAAAAGCTTACGTCTTTCATGTCGCCGGTCAGCGTCTCGTACGGCACGCCCATGCCGGTCGCGATCAGGTGCAACTGGTGCTTTACATACTCGACGTAGCCTGGCGCGGCCTTCGGTTCAACGAAGGTAAAGTTCAGGCCGGGCGGTGCGTTGATGATCGAGCCGCCGCCCAGTTCGCCCAGGTCGCCCGGCTGCTGGCCGCCGCCGTTGCCGTTGGCGGCCGGGTTCTCCATCTGGCTCATGTCGCCGCTGGCCAGCACCGACATCCGGGTCTCGTTGTTCTTGCGCGCCAGCTCGGCGTCCTCGTACAGCTGCAGGTCGCGCACCCGGGTGATGATCGGCGCCATGCGCGTGAAGCCGCGGCCCTGGCCGGGGCGTTCGGGGTTGAACAGGTGGCGGATGCTGGCGACCGGCACGCGAGAGCTTTGGGTACGGGCGGCGCGGATCAGTGCGCGGTCGCCCGGGTGCTGGTCCCACAGCCAGTAGGCCGCGACCTTGCCCAGCACGTCGTACTCGATGCCGTTCAGGATCTGGTTGCCGTTGTAGCTGCCCACCCGGGTGCTGTCGAGCCAGTCGATCTCGAGCAGCTGCAGCTGCAGCGGCACCGGCAGGCCGTCGCTCGGGCGGCGCGGGCGCAGGCGGATCAGCACTTCGCCGTCCTGCTCCATCGCTGCATATGCGGCTTTCACCAGGCCGTAGTAGTCGTAGCGGCCGTCGGCGTCGCACACCTTGCTCCACTCGGCGAACAGCTTGTTGATCGTGTCCTTCTCGGCGCCGGTGGCGCGCGGCACGATGCCGGTGCCGATGGTGGCCGACACCAGGCCATCGAGGCCAGCGCGGATGTAGGGCACGTTCTGCACCAGGGCGCGCGCCTTGGTGCGCAGCGTGGCGCCGTCGGCCAGGTGGTCGGCGTTGGCGCTGGCGCCGCTGCGGCGCGGGCGCCATGGATCGCGCGGGCTGGCCGCCTCATAGGCGCGTTCGAGGCGCGCGCGGGCGAAATGGCGCGCGATGCCGGCATGCGGATTGGCCCAGCCGATCAGGCGGTCGATGATGTTCGCCATCAGTCGCCCCGCGACGTGGTGAACTGGAACCGGTAGATGGTGTTGCGGGGGCGCGCGCTGTTGCGGCTGACCACCTCGGCGACGTGGGCCCGGGCGGCGATCAGCTCGCCGGTGTGCTGGTAGCGCACGCGGCGGCCGTTGAATTCGACCTCGAGCGTGCCGGAGGCGATTGCTGCGTCGAGTGCGTCGAGGTCTGCTTGTGAGAGGGCCATGGCGCCAAGGGTAGCGACCGGCCTGTCTCACTTCTCGGAAAACTGAGACGTTATTTTCCCTTGCTCTTATATTTTGAGTAGCGCTCAGGGAGTAAGCGGTGGCGCGACCAATGGCCCGTACCACCACCAGCCCTCGAATTTCTCCGGCTCATCTACTTCGTCGGCACCGTGCCAGTACACGCCATCGGGCTCTGCGTCAGGATCCGACCGAATGGTATCCAGCATAACGCAGCTAGGGATGGCGCCCTCGTCCTGCTTCAGCCAATACACGCCGCGTTGGCGCGGGCGATCTTTCGTCCATTTCATTAGAAGTCCCCTTTTCAAGTGGCGAAAATTTTACACCTTCCGGTCACGCCCGGACTGCTTGATGATCCGGTAGACGGTGGCGCGGCCGATGTTCAGCACCCGCGCCACCTCGGTGGCGTTGCGCCCGTTGAAGCGGCGCAGCACCTCCACGACCAGCAGCTGCCGCTGCTGCACCGAGCGGCGCGGGATGTAGATCTCGATGCCGCTGAACTCGCGGCGGATCGCGTCCCTGAGCATGGTGTCGCGCCCGGCCAGCTCGGGGCACTCGGCCACGATGTAGCTCACGATCATGTCGACCATGTCGGGGCTGTCCAGGAGGTCGGCGTTCACCACTGCCTCCCGGATGGGCGGCGGGAGGAGGTTGCAGTCGCTTGCGGCTTCGGCGTGGGCCATGGGTCGGGGCGTGGTGGTGGGGTGGAAGGTTCGGCGGCGCCGGCTGGCGCGGCATCGGCGCCGGCGGCGGCTTGCTGGAACAGGTCGCGCGTGTCGGGGTCGACGAAGTCGCGCACAGCCTGCCACTGGTGGGCGTTTTTCTTGTGCAGGCCGAGGTAGTGGGCGCAGGCCAGGTTGTAGACCATTATGTCGCCGGCCTCATTGCGGTCGTTCTTCTTTTTCTCCCACACGCGCACCTTGCGCCCGCGCTTATACACCGTGATGCAGTATTCGGCCGTCAGCTGTTCGTAGTACTCTTTCGGCAGGTCGTCCGAGAAGTGGGTCGCGCCGGCGCCGCTGGCCAGGTGGTAGCGCGCGGCCAGGTAATCTTTGGCCGTGTCGGTACCGATCATCCAGAGCTTGGTCCCGTTCGGTATCCGCTGGCCCATCCAGTTGACCTCGACCAGCGACGGCTTGGCGCCCAGGATCGGCTTGTTCAGCGTCGACGCGCCCTTGATCGCGTAGATGTGGCGATGCTGGCGCGTGCGCGTGAAGTTGTACACGTCGTGGGTGTTGGCGCCGCCCGAGTCGATGAAGACGGCCGAGATCGGCAGCATGCGCCCGCCGGCATGCTTGTAGCGGCCCAGCAGCGCCTGGTCGAGCCGGTCCTGGGTGGCCTTGTCGGACGGCGATCCGGTCAGGATCTGGTAGTCGACCACCCAGTTCTCCATGCCCTCGCCCCAGGCCACCACCTTCAGCTCGAACCGGTCCGGCTGGGTGTCGACCGCGGCGGTCAAGATCAGGCCCGCCTTCGGCACCGTGCCCAGCTTGTACGGCTCGGCGCGCGCCTTCAGCTCGCTGGCCTTGGTCTGTTCCTTTTTCCGTTCCCACGAGCGCGCCAGGCGCGTGTTGTAGAACGTGATCATCAGCTCTTCGCTGCCCTCGTCGAGCTTGGCCTTGGCCTCCCTGTACTCGCGCAGCAGGCCCAGCCACGAGAACCAGCCATAGGGCAGGAACATGCCGTTGATCGTAAAGCTCTCGGTCTCGCCGTCGCCGGCCACGCCGTCCGACCAGGCGCCGCGCGCGAACATCTTGTTCTTGTCGGTCTCGTACATCACCGCGCCGCACTCGATGCACGGATAGACTGCGCGGCCGGCTTCGTCGGTATCGAGGCGTTCGAACACCAGCGGCTGCGGGTGGCCGCAGTGCACGCAGTCGGCCAGCGCCTCCTGCCGCGTGCCCTTTTCGAACAGCGCCTCGATCGGGGAGGCACCCTTGTTGGTGGGCGAGCTGGGGTAGTACGTTTTTTTGTTGCGCTCGAACGTGGTCTGGCGCGCCTCGGCCAGTGCGCCAGGATCGCCCTCCCCGTCGACGTTCTCATTGGCGCGGTCGATTTCGTCGAACAGCACATAGCGCGCCGACAGCTCGGACAGGTTAGCCGCAGCGCCGGCGGTGACGATGGTCAGCGCGCCGCCGATGTATTCCTTGGTGTCGAGGGTATTCACTGCATCCCTGGCGCGCGGCGTCGCGACGCGCTCGGCCAGCTGAGGCACCGCGTCGATCGTCTTGGCGATCCTTGCACTAGCACGCTTGGCCAGCTTCCCGGTCGGCAGGATCCACAGGAAATTCGACGGAGATTGGTGCACGGTCGACCCGAACCAGTTGAGGCCGACCTGCGTCTTCAGCATCTGCGAGGCGCCCATCACCACCACGCGCTTGCATGGGTGTTTGCCCGACAGCGCGCGCATGACGGCGCGTGCATGCGGGGTGCGCGAGCTCCGGTACTTGCCATGCTCGCTGGCGCCGGCGCTCTTCGGGATGATCATGTACTGATCAGCCCACTCGTCGACCGGCAGGTTCGGGTCGGGCTGCAGGCCGCTGGCGAAAGCCGGGCCGACGACATCAGCAGCTGGCGCCAGCCTCATTCGCTGCCCTCATTCACCAGCAGGCCCAGCTTGGACGACAGCGCGTGCGCCATGCTTTCTAGCAGCGCATTGTGTTCGCGCTCAATCACGGCCTCGCACTCCTCGGTCGTGGGGAGTGCCGCCACGTCGGCGGCGATCCGGCTCGCGCAATTCATCAAGCCATCCCGCAAGGCGCGCGACACCTCGAACACCTTGCTCTGGACGTCCGCCTTCAGCAGGAACTTGCCCGACATCTCGGCCAGCCTGAGCTCGGCAGTCTCGGCCTCCGCCGCCTCCCGGCGCGCCCGACTGCTGTCGTAGCCCGGAACCTTCGACTCCGGTTCCACACCTCCAGCACCCGCCGCGATAGCGGGCTCCGCCCCGGTAGCCAGGCCGTCAGGCCGGCCGGGATTCGCACGCTTTCGGGTACCCTGGTTGTACAGGTGGGTCGCATACCTGGCGTCGACTTTCCCATCGGTCGCCGGGATCGCGCAGCGCTTGACAGCAGCGTACCCCTGCTGGCGCGAGATGCCGAGCGACTTGGCCCATTCAGCGATCGATGTCAGGTTTTGCATGTGTCTTGGTGCGTTGTCAGGTTATTTGTCAGGAAATTGTTTGGGCACCGGCTAGTGCAATGACGGGGCCTGAATTACC